ATAAATTATATAATGCTTTAAAATTGCATTTTGAAACAGATTATGATGCGCTAAAATATAATTTTAAAACATCAGTGAAACCAACTTCTTTCTTTAAACGTAAAGATAAATACTTCTTTGCTAAAATTGCTAAGACTTATGAAAAAGAACTTATTCCATTCTTTGTAGCAAATTTTAAGAATGATGCAAAGTATATCGGTGATATGCTTAATGAAGGTGGGGAACAACATTATCGAAAGCATAAAAAGATTAATGAAGCTATAACTTATCATTTTCAAAATGATATAAATAAACTTGTTGAACAAGATGATAGTATCGATAAGCTTTTAGTTGCCGAAGATAATAATCATCCTTTGATTATAAAATTATGGATGCAAGAAGAAATACTCTTAGAGACTATTGTAATCTTGGATTCATTAACCGGGTTTGTAGATAAAGAAAACGAAAAGATATCTGAAACAATTATTTGGCCAGACATCTATCGTAAGATTAAAAAATACAGCCCATTCGTTAAATTTGATAGAACTAAATGTTTAGATTTATTGAAAAAAACGTTTACAAATCCATAGAAATATGGTATAATATATGTATTACATTATGAATAAAGTGGATAATTCAGCAAATATACGGAGAAAAATATGTCGCTAGAAAACTTAAAGAGCATGCGAGGCTCATCAATCGATAAACTCGTAAAGGCAGCGGAAGCTGTATCCACAGCAAAACCTGAAACAACTTCTTATGAAGATGACAGATTTTGGAAACCAACCAGAGATAAAGCAGGAAATGGCTATGCCGTTATCAGATTCTTGCCACAAAAAGAAGGTGAAGATCTTCCTTGGGTAAGATACTGGGATCACGGCTTTAAAGGTCCTACTGGTCTATGGTATATAGAAAACTCTTTAACCTCAATTGGTCAACCCGATCCAGTTTCGGAACATAATTCGATTCTTTGGAACTCTGGTAGAGACGAGGATAAAGCTATCGCTAGGGAGCAAAAAAGACGTTTACATTATGTGAGTAATGTATTAGTTATTTCTGATCCTGATAATCCACAAAATGAAGGAAAAGTTTTCCTTTATAAATTTGGTAAGAAAATCTTTGACAAGATTATGGATGTTATGCAACCACAATTTGCCGATGAAACTCCAGTAAATCCTTATGATTTCTGGGAAGGCGCTGATTTTAAATTAAAAATCAGAAAAGTTGAAGGTTGGGTTAACTATGATAAATCAGAGTTTTCTTCACCAGCATCTCTTTTTGATGGAGACGAATCTAGATTAACTGAAGTTTATGAAAAACTTTATTCACTTCAGGACTTTTTAGATCCAGCTAATTATAAAACTTATGATGAGCTTAAAGTCAAACTCAATAGAGTATTAGGAGTTGATGCAGGTGTATCAATGGATGCTCCAGCTCCAGCACAAGTTGCTGAAGCTCCTGTCATGCAAACAGCAGAGCCAGTTGAAGAACAATCTTCAGATGAAGATGATACTCTCAGCTACTTTGCTAAATTAGCAAAAGAATCTTAATGATTATAACCAGTAGGAACGTATGGTTAAAACAGAGTCGATTGGCGTCCTTCCGCGGGACTTGGGGTAAGCCTACATAAACCCAGTAACGTAAATTGCTAGAAGAGGGTCTCTGCAGAGACCCTTTTTCTTATCTCGCTGGAACAAATCCTGCTAATAGATTTGATACATCTGACGAATGTCTTTCGATAATATTTGTATTTACAACATTTGCTGTTGAAGGTGAATTTTGCTGTACAACATTAGTGCTTGATTTACTTCCTAAATTTTGTAATTGACTGAGATCAAAATTTTCCATATTAGCTGCTTGAAGTTCATCACCTGTTGTAGGAAGTGGAGGAACAATTTGAGGTTCTACTTGTTCTTTTATTTCTTGATTTTTCTTATCTAATTCAGCCTGTGCAGCTTTTTCTTCTAATTCTACTCTTTTTCTTGCAGCATTATCAGTTGACATTTCAGGTATTTCAGGAAGCTCAATTTCAAACCCTAAGAATGAACCAAACTTTTCGACAATGCCAAGTATAAAATTAACCATACCTCCAATAGAATTTACTAAATGCCCAAACGCATCTTTAAGGTGAGCTAAGCCTAACATAATTACATCAAATATAGATGTAAATCCCATTGCGTCTCTTATTTTAGCAAGAGCTACTCCCACTAAAGCAAAAGCTGCTGCAATACCTATAACGATTAATCCTACTGGATTCATTAACATTGCCATAAATGAAGACATCATACCAGATAACATAGTAATCATACCTGGTACCCAAGTCAGTGTTACAAAAGATCTCACAGCTTGCGCAACTTTTACAAGCGCGCTTAAACCTTTAAGCAATGGACCACCGAGTACGAGTATTAAACTACCAAGCAATCCAGCAAATACTCCAAAATTATTTTTAATTGTTTCTAAAAGATTATCTACTGAACCTTCTTCGCCTCTAAAGACTGATACAATATCTTGTAAAATTTTTGTAATACTTTGTATTGTTTTTGTCATAATCGAAATAAATTTTTCAGGGTCAAAAAATAACAATGCTAAACCAGCTATTCCAGCTAAAAATCCTGCTCCACCTGCTATATTTCCTGCAAAATTTTCAAAACTATTTGCCATATTTTCAGTGCCTTTTGCAATTTTCTCTAATGAATCATTTGCTTCTTCTTGAGCCTTTTCAGCTTCTCTACGTTTTTCTTCTGATTCGGCTCCTTCTTTTACAGCTTGAAGTTGAGCAAGTGCAAGTTGTTGACCTTCTACATTTCCAGATTCAATAGCTTCTTGTAGATTTTTTTGTCCTTCTTCAAAGGCTTCTTTTAATATCTTAGAGTTTTCAGTTTGAGTTCTACCAAAAAATCCTTGTAGTTTTTCTATACCTTTTTGAGCATCTGTAACAGTTTCCATGCTATCAGTTTGAGCTTTTAATGATTCATTGAGTTGAGATAAACTATTAACTGTATCATCTCTTGCAATTTGACTTTCTAAAATTCTTTTTTGATCTTCTGCTCTTTCAGCTGCTCTTTCTAAATTTTGATTTATTGCATCAAGTTCTTCCATACGTTTATTCAACGTATTGATATTCATAGGACCACGTTCTAATGCTTCACGTACTCCAGTAAGTTGTTCACGAATGGCAGCAGCTCGAGCTTCATCTCCAGCCTGTTCAGCTTCAAAAAGTTTAGTTTCGACTAATTCAGCTTTTACTTGAGCTTTTAAAAACTGATCTTTACCGATACCAGTATCAGTAGATTCATTGATATCATCTCTTAATTTTTTGATGGTATCTGTTAAACCTTTTGTACCTAACTTATTGTTATCTTCTGCCATTTGTGTTTACCTATTATTTTCCGAATGCTCTTCCAGCTTCTGATATACCAAATGCACCAAGTGTTACAACAACAAATGATGTATAAATTGTATCAGATATAACTAAATCTTGTCCCATAAATGCTGTGATTAAATCACAAATACCAAAAATTGTCATTAATCCGAATGATATAAAACCAATGATTGCTTTTTCGTTTACATCATTATCATCTAGGAATATATCCATAAATTTTCTTTTAGGTGGTGCAAGTCTTTTCTTTGCATCTGCTGCTTCAGCTTTCATTTCGGTAATAGTATCTTCAGCTTTATCTAATTTTTCAATTAGAGCCATATACTTATCTAAGTCAATTTCGACTTCGTTACGACTGTTATCTTGTCCTTCACTCATCGTTTCATTCTCCTCTGCATTTCTGCCATTTTTTCGTTCTCTTTTTTAATGTGATCCGCAAGTAAGGCTACATATATCTCCCTCTCCCACGGCAACATATTATCTAATTCTGTTAAACTATAATTATGTTGTTGCATCATCGCGAAGTTAGTCTTGTAATGGTTTACGAGACTATCGTGCGAGAGGCCTATGTAAAAAAACTTTGAAGTCCTCTCAATTCTAATTCTTGCGGTTTACCTTCACAATCCCATTTTACTGTATGAGATATTGTAGGCATATCAGCAAACCAATCAGATATCATTTTAAATTGAGTTGAACTTAAGCTTTCTAAAAAGCCTACTACATCTTCTCTTTTTTCAGTTTTAGCATCGTATACATTATCTTCATCATATATGGTATCAATACAATCAACAATCATTTCAACAGCTCCTTCAAAAGTTTTTAACTTATCTTCAGAGTATTTACTAATATCATCAACTGATGGATACTTTACTGTAACGCCAACATTATCATTTAATTTAATGATTTTTTCTTTTTCAACTGATTCATCAACTTTAATTTCATCTAAATCAATTTCTACATCAGTAAGAGTTTTACACTCTTCGTCATTGCATTTTAGTTTTACAATTACTTTTTCACCGACTGATTTTGATCTCAGTTTTAAGAACAACCATTCTAAATCAAATGCTGTAAGTTTGCTTACATTAATATTATCATATACACATGCTTTTACAACATCTTTCATAGCACTTACGATTTGTTTTTGGTCTTTCGACTCTAAAGCAATCATAAGAATTTTTTCTTCTTTAACCAAATACGGTCTATATTCTATATTTTCGCCCGTAGATGGTAGCTGAGTGCTATACTTCGAGCTTTCAAGTTTTGGCAAAGCCATATTATTTCTCCATTATCCTAATATATCCAGAGCTGATCTAATAGCAGAACCAGTGCTACTAATTGGACCTTCTGGTTTAAATTTATCATAAGCAAATGTAGCACTCATTTTAACTACATCCTGCCCTTCTTGGCTTAATTCAATTGAATCAATATTAATTGGAAAAGCCTTTTGTAATCTCACACCATAAACAGGAATATTTTTCTCGTTTAGTTGTTGAATTACGACATCAACAGAGTAGTCTTTTTTATAACCTACTCTATATGAATCTGCATCAAAAATGCCTGACATCCAATTGTCAAACATTTGTCTCATATAATAATCATTTGTTAATAAAAATGTAAATGTTACATCTTCATCAATAAATGTATATGGAAATTTATTACTTTGTCTTACATCTTGATGGTCAAAAGTACTTATATTACGACCTGGTATAGTTACAGATTGACAAAGTATTGATATGTCTCTTGGGTCATTAATTAAATTACCAGCATTAAAATTTCCGGAAAGAAGTGACCCTATAATCGATTGAGGATTTAAATTAAGTAAAGAAGCACTTGGCGGAGTAAAGATAACATTAAATCGATTTGCTTTTGCTAAACCGCCTTTTTTAGATATTGTTGCTTTTAAATTGTCTATGCTGCTCATCGTCCTGAATATTCCTTCCTTGAGTATCTCCAAACTGAAGTTTTTTGTACTTTAACAAATTGTTCTACTGGTAAAAATATAGCAATTTGCCAGTCAGTCATAGGTACTCTTGCTATTCTTGATTTAACGTGATTCATTAAATAATGTTTATAACAAGGCTTAAATTCTTTATACTTTCTTGTACCTTGTAATAGATTATACCTTAATCTTGCAAGCCTTGTAGTATCAGTAACTTTTTTTGGTGCTAATGACATCAGTTCGTCAAGAAATCTTGCTCTGACTCCTGGTGCTAAGTAATGTAAATTAAGTCCATGGAATCCACCTTTAACAGCATCAACTAAAATAGTCAAAGGAAATCTGTCATAATAAGGTAATTCGTTTTTATATTTTGGATCGTAAAAATACATCACCATATCGCCAACCTTTGGATTTGTAACTGTTTTAAGAGCAGAGTCTTTAATAACTGTTCTACGATTGACGTCTCCAAGTTCTTTTACTTTATTTCGAAACCAATTCATAGACTCTTTTGACTGAGGTGAAACTCCAGCTCTTACAGATCCTGCTTGTAATTGGTCGAATAAACTTGCCATAATACTATTTATATAAAACTTATAGTACTTTGATGCCTAGATTTTTTAAAGTATCTTCAGTCCACACTTGAAATTTCCAACCATTATGCTCGGCAAATTTATTTGCTGCTTCCCATTTATCGTTGTTCTTCGCATATGTCAACATTTCATTGATATACTTTTTAGTTTTACGTGATCTCTTTTTAGGTGGTAT